TTGCTGTTTGTAAAGAGTATGTCGATAAATTCAATCCAATGACTATGGACAGAGGTATGCAGATTGCACCTTATTTCATCGAGAAGGAAGGAAATTCAGCTCTTATGTCATGGTTGGAGAAAGAAGACGATGTTAAAATTGAACGTAAATCAATGGAGATTAAGTTATGATTATATATTTAATTTTAATGATAATTATTTTTGGGTTCATTGCATATCAAATAGACAAAAATGATTAAACTATTATTTGCTCTAATAGCAATTACTGGATATATAGCCAATATTAAAGATAAGAAATCTTTATCCTATTGGCTATGGATGGTTTCAAATACAGGATGGTTTGTTATGAGTCTATTTAGTGATGAATGGGCTTTGGCTCTTATGTTTTTAGTTTATGATGGATTCTGTATTTACGGGTTAATTAAAGAAAGTAATAAATGAGAACTATATATTATAAAGAAGCACCAGAGAATCCTGAGAGTTTAAAGGTTCTATTAAAAGATTATTTTGACAAACAATCACCAATCACATACTGGAGTGATACGAAATCACAACAATGCGATAATCATAGAGATAGATCTGTTGATGATATGTTATTATTGGCTAATCGTTATTTTCCTGGGACTACCATTAAAGAAATGATGAATGCTTATGTTAGCATAAATGAAGATTTAGCTAAAGATGGTAATTGTATGATCATAGCAACATGCTCAACTATACAGAGAGTTAAGTTTTGTAAAAATATATTTGAATTAAAAAGCTATGGCAATTATTTAACTAATGGAATACTTTATAATCTTGCATTAGATAATTCTACTATATTATCAGAATGGTCTATGCGTGATTTAGAAAAGATATTACAAGAAGATTAACAATTTAATTTGGGAGGAAAGATTTGGAGGAGAGAGATAGAGTTAAAAGAGTTGTTGATCAACTTAAACAAAATAGAGAACGTAAATTAAACGGTGACTTAATAGCAATTCCATGGAGTTTACCAAGATTGTCATCTATACTTCCAGGTGTTAGACAGAAACATTACACAATAATTTCGGCGCAAAGTAAGGGAGGTAAGTCTCAATTAGCCAATTACTTATATATGTTTGAGCCTATTGATTGGTATCTTAAAAATAGAGATTCTACTAATATAACCTTAAAGATATTTTATTTTAGTTTAGAAATTAGCGCAGACTTATTAATTATATCTGCTATTAGTTATAAACTATTTAAATCTTATGGTATAATAATTAGCCCTGATAATTTGCAGTCAGTGTTTGCTGGATATACTTTAGATGATAGACTATTAAAAATTATTGATTCTCCAGAATTTCAAAAATGGTTAATGGAATTTCAATCAATTGTAACTATCCATGATGATATAAGAAATACAACTGGAATATTATTAACTGTAAAATCTTATGCAGAAGCTAATGGTCACTATGAATATAAAGATGTTGCATGGCAAGAAGAGGATGGTAGCTCTGTTAATAAGAAAGTTATTGATAGATATATCCCCAATAAACCAGATGAATATGTTATAATTCTCGTAGACCATGCTGGACTCCTGTCAAGCCAGAAGGATCAAATTGGTGTATATGATGCAATTAGAGATTTATCATCTAAAATATTTTTACAGTTTAGAGATAGATGGGGGTATTCTCCAGTATTAATACAGCAACAAACTGCATCAAGCACAGACGCTCAGTATACTAATCGTGGAGACGTAATGATTGAGCGCTTAAAGCCTAATCCTGAAGGACTTGCGGAAAATAAGTCTAGCAAAAATGACGCAAATTTGATGATTAGTTTATTTTGGCCTTATAATTATAAAATACCAACATATAATGGATGGGATATGGCTAGACTTGGTATGAATCACAGAGAACTATTGATTAACCTTAATCGAAATGGAATTTCTAGTGCATCTATAGATCTATTATTCCTAGGTGCATGTAATTATTTTGCAGAATTACCCAGAGAACCATCTGAGAGTGTTTATAGAAAAATTGAAGAATACAATAAAAATACAATTTAATGGCAAAATATAAATTATTACCAGGCTTTGATCCTTTCCATGATGGAGAAATATTTGATATAAACAATCCAATACCTAAATATTTATATTGGAATTATTTAGGATCATGGGATAATATTCTAGAAAAACATTCTAAATATTTTGAGTTAGTGCCAGAAGAAACTATGTGCGAAAAAACAATTACCTTAAGCTTGGATAAAGCTAAGAAAATGTATGGTAAATCTCCAGAAATGGATGAGTTACTATTGGCTAATTTTACTAAAGACGAGCTGAATAAGAAGGAATTACCTAAAAGTTGGAGTAAGTTAAAATATATAAGTGGATTCTATTTGTCACAATTTTCAGTAATTTGCGATACTAATAATGAATCGATAAAGGATAAACCTGCTGATTTTCAAAATTACAATATTTTCGCTACCGAAAAGCAAGCGAAGTCAGCATTGGCTATGGCACAATTATCACAATTAATGGCTGTATATAATGATGGCTGGGAAGCTGATTTCGAAGATTCTAATAACAAATATTGTATTGAAAGAACCTATAAAAGAATAATTAAAACGATTCACATCTGTAATTATAGTTTTCTTGCATTTAAATCAGAAAAATTACGTGATGAATTCCTGAGGAATTTTGAGCCTTTGATTAAAGAATATTTTATGATTGATTAATTTAAAGATAGGAGAAAGATAAGTGAGTGAAGAGAAATTTATATTACCAACAGCTAAAAGACCGCCAGTGGCTATAGACCCAAATACGCTTTTGTTATATGGCTCACCAAAATCGGGTAAAACTAGTCTAGTAGCACAATTACCAAACTCATTATTAGTTGAGTTAGAGCCAGGCGGAGCAGATTTTGTTGAAGCTAATGTTATACAAGCAAATAACCCACCAGAATTTGAAAAGATTTGCAAGGCTATTATTGATGCTGGATGTCCATATGATTATGTGATCTTCGACACAATTACTCGTCTTGACGAATATAGCGAGTTTGTTGGTACTTATAATTATATGAGTAAGTCAATGGGTTCTAGATTTAATGTTAAGCCTGGAACTATTGAGAAGTATAAAATGGGTGATCCTAAATTTGAAACTGTTCATGAGATGCCAAATGGCAATGGTTATAAATTTAGCCGAGAACAGATGGATAAATGGTATGATCTAATGTCTAAGACTGCAAAGCATGTCATTCTACTAGCTCATATTAAAGATAAGTTTATTGAGGCTAAGAAGTCTGGAGATACTGTTGAGGCTGCGGATATCAATCTTACTGGTAAAGTCAAGACGAATTATTGCTCAAGAGTTGATGCTGTTGGTCATTTCTTTAGAAGAGGTAGTGAAGGAATCATTAATTTTAATAATGAAAACTCAATAGCATGTGGTGGTAGGTGTACGCATCTTGATGGAGAAATTGTAATCTCACAAAAGAATGAAGATAAATCTATTACAACTTATTGGGATAAAATCTATTTAAAATGAAAGAAGAGTTTATAGCATTTTTAGAAAAGCATGGTGTTCTAGAGAAATTTAAGGCTGATCTTCAGAAAGTTCCCTCTAGAGAAGCTGATTTTGATGTATATATAAATCATAGTTTAGATGATTATGATTACATCAATCGTGCATTTACTTGGGATAAAACTCCTGAGAAGTATAGTTTCTGGTCAAACTTGCATATGTTATGGCATAAAGAAGTTAATAAAAAAAATAATTAGTAACATTTAAATTTAAATATATGTTTTCGACAAAAGGTGTAGTATTGAAAAGTGAAGGTGGGTTTAAGTACTTGTCGTATGGTGTACAGAAAGCTGTGATTGTTGGCTATGAGTTAAAAACTGCCAAGACTGGCAAACAGATGGTTGTGCTTCTTATGGAAGGGCCAAAAGTTACAGATGCAGGCTTTGAGCCAGATCCAGCTAGTAAATTTGGTGGTCGTATCGGTCGTGTAAATTTCACTATTTACTTCGACAAAGATAATAAAGAGCAGATGGAGCAGTTCATCACTAATATTGCTCTTATTGCAAAGAAACTTGGTGTTTCCGAGCAAGTTGATGTTATTGAAGCTAGTGATCTTGAGTCTTATTTGAATAAGCTCATGCCAGTTCTACGTGGTAAATTTGCTGTTTGGGCTATTACAGCTCAGGAGTATGTCTACAATAAGGATGGCAAAGATAAGGTTGGCTATTCGTTAGGATTACGTCGTTATGGCTTTATTGCTTCACTCGATGAAGTAGAGGCTGATCCAAATCATATTAAACCATTCAATAAGGATGATAAATATGATTATCAAGCTGTAGCTATAGCTAGTGTTGACCCTGACTTTAAAGTACAGGCACCAGAGGATGAAATGCCTTGGTAAAATATTGTTGTTTTAGGTTGTTAAATTTGATTGGGCTGTCTACGGATGGCCCTTTCTTTTAAAATTAAGTTATGTGTAAAAAGATAAATTATTTAGAATTAGCTAAAGAATTTAATAATACTGGATATCCTTGGGCCAAAGATTTTAGCCAAGATAAATTTCTAGTAATTGCAGAGTTTATACTAAGAAAATCCAACAAAGTATCAACTAAGGGCAACTTTGGTGGTACGCACATATGTACCGACAACGAGTGTTATTGTGGTAAATATAAAAAAGGAGAGTTAATGATTGATTGTGATGGCGGATGTCAGTATCCAGGGGCATAATAATTAAAATTTAAAACAAAATGATCACAACTAGAAATATTCTTACTAAAAGCAATTTATTAGATGTGATTTCTACATATCAAATATTTAGTGCTTACTGTAAGAATTTTAAGAAAATATCACAGCCTTTTAAATCAGAGTTTAGAGATGAAAAGTCTCCATCGTGTATGATAGAATATATTGGTGGAGACCTTTTGTACACAGATTTTGGAGAGGGTAGTTATAGGGCCATAGAGTATGTTATGCGTAAGTTTAATTTAAACTTTCATGACACATTAAGCAAGATGAATATGGATTTTGATACTGGATTAATAGATAATAGTGAGAGTACATTTAGATATGTTAAGACTTTCATTCCAAAGATTAATCAAACGCCACATTTTAAAGAGAAATCCACCACTGTCATAGAGGTGGCATACGCCCCATATAAAGACTATGATTTAGAATACTGGGCAAAGTATGGCTGGACTGAAGAAATGCTTCAGATGGCCTCTATTAGGCCAATAGATTACTTCTGGTTAACTATGGAACACAAAGGTATAATCAGGGCGCCATATGCAGTGCCACATGAGCTAGCTTATACTTATGACTATTATCGTCATAATGGTATATATAGAAGAAAATTGTATTTTCCAGAACGTGATGCTAAATACAAATGGACATCAAATGTAGATAATACTGTTATTCAAAATTGGGATTTATTACCCAAGGGTGGTGGCGATATTTTATTTATAACTAGCAGTAAGAAAGACTGTGGTGGTTTCTATAGAATATATAATCAATGGAATGCTTGCGCTCCAAATACAGAGTTAATATTCCTGCCAGAGAAGATCTTTTATACTAAGATTAAGCCTCGTTGGAATAGAATTATATATTGGGGCGATAATGATTCAGTCGGTGTAAATAATGCTCTTAAATGGAAGGAAATGCACCAAATAGAGGCTATATGGAACCCATTAACTGCGCCAAAAGATCAAAGTGATCTTATTGCCAAGGATGGCCTTAGAGAATTTAATTATCAACTACAAAAATTAATACAGTAATGGAAAGAATACTTTGTGCCGCCATATGTAATCCAGAAGAATTTGATATGGCTGATAAACCACTGATATATTGTGGCTATCGTCATAATAATATTTTATGGCAAGGTAAGCATGTGTCTAGAAATCCATATCATCAAGGATTTTTAACTAGTAGTGGTAGATTTGTGTCTAGAGAGATTGCTGCAAGCATAGCATTAAGGGCTAAACAAATTAACGAGTTACAATTCTCAGATGAAGATTTATTTTCAGAAG